ACAAAACCTTCGGCAATAGCTCCGGTAAGGCCAATTAACGGTGTGGCAACAACATTATCTACACTTGCAGAAGCCGCTACGCCCGTTATCGCAGCAGACCGAGCACCAACTGACACCGTACCAACAGCGCCATCGGCTGAAACGCTTGTTAATGCAACGGAACGGCTAGAAGTGACGGAACCAACAGAGCCTGTAGCTATAACGCCATCTTCAGATGGATTATTTGTTTCGGTAACATCCCCAACTGAACCCGCAGCAGAAACGCCTGTTAGCGCAAAGCTACGCGCCGCTACTGTTACTGTACCAACTGAACCTGTGGCAGAGACGCCCGTTGTTGCAAGTTCTGGATTGGCCGTGGCTGTACCAACCGACCCCGTTGAGGCTACGCCGGTAAGAGCGACGGTAACGTTTCCCCCCGCAAGCGAGGAGAACGGAGCACCTGCAAACGGGGCTATACCGAACATAGATTAAACGGCGAGTTACCCCGCCGCCCCTAGTTAGGTTGTAGCCAAGCGGATCAACGCTGTACTTGTCGTATTTGAAGGCATTGTCAAAGTGAACGTGCCAGCGGTCACGGTCTGTGAACCAAAAGTGTGAACACTGATTGACTTGTTACTCTGGGTAGAGTTGTACAACAGCACAGCATCAAAAGCAGTACTCAACGTCACATTGGTGTACGTAATACTTGCTGAAGGTGTCCAGTAAGCTACGCCAGCCGTAGAAGACGAATTGGTTGATGTAGGGCCAGTTGCGTTAGTTACCGTTACGCCACCAGCTGTATAGTTTGTACCAGTCACTTCGCCGGTGGCTGTGTATGCAGTGGTAGAAGCGTTGATAGTTGCAGATGCCAGATACAAAGCAGCCTTGAGAGTGTCTGTAGTTGGCGAGGTTAAACTGCCGCGAGAAGTCAAACTAACTGTGCCAAGTTGTTGAGCGCCGACCAACAGATCGCCCATGAACGAAGTGGTCATTGATTGGGTATTAGCCATGATATTTCCTTATGCAAAAGATGCTGCTTCGGCAAACAGCGGAGGTGAAGTTTTCAAGCGAACATGGGCAGAACGATGAACCAACTCACCTTCTAGCCAATACTCAACCCAAGTGGTGTATTCAATGTCATTATCCAAGGAACCTTCTCGCTTTTCAAGCAAAGATTCGTCCATGTCGCCTTTGGTAGTGGTTACGATTGCCATGTATACTCCTAGTTAGAACTGCGAATCAATGAAGTGGTGGGGCCATTTACAGGCATAGTGATTGTAAACGTGGTTGTGGAAGTTTTATCAGAACCAAAGTCCAACACGGCTACAGACTTGTTACCCTGTGTGACGTTATATATCAATGCACATCTTGCGGTGATTGCGCCTGTCCAAGAGATATTTGGAAAGCCTACATAGGCTGTATATCCAGAGGACGACACTGTGATGGGTGTTAACTGCGCTCCACCAGCAACGTAAGTGCCTGTATTAGCTATTTCGTTGGTCGCACTATACACAGTCGTGGTTTCATTTAAATCTGCGTTGGCTGTGTACAAAGCAATCTTAATAACGTCAGTCGTCAGATCGTGTATGCCTTTATAAAGCTCTGCTTTAAACGATGTGGTCTGGGTTTGGACAATCGACACTACACCACCCCTCTATTCTGGGGTAAAGGCGCTAAACGATATTGCCCGCTTCTATAACCATCAGAACGCTCAAGTCCATCACCCAAACGTTTTGCAAGCGCCAAGGCTTCTTGGTATTTGCCGTTATAAAGCGCCATCATGTCGGTCTCACCCTTCATGTAGGTGTAAGCCTCAACCAGAGAACCGTACAACAGCACAGAATCAAAGTTATCACCAAGCCATGTAGTTGAAGCAGTGACAATCGACTGTGGATAATAGTAATAATGCAACTCAACTGTGTAATTGGCGTCGGGCTTAGGGCCAAGAATAAATGTCAACTCAGTTGTAATCGTGCTTCCACTAACAGTGGGGCCAAACAAAGCGTAGTACCTTGGCAAACCTATATCACTAGCTTTAGGGTATGCTTGCCGTATAAAGTTAACGTCTTTATTCAGCAAATACTCGTACTCGCCGTTAGCGTCAATAACAGCCAAAGAATACGAAGCTAGATAGTCATCGGGCGCACTGAGGTATGGTGTTGTTGTAGATACCACACCCGTCATGTTCTTACGAATAGACGGAAACTGAACGGTGTTATAAATACGCTGCTCAGCCTGCTGAACGAACACAGGAATATTAGCCACGAAATCTGTTTCCGTGTTTTCCGTGTACGCCTGAATAGCAGCGCTGAGTGCGGCGTAATTCATGCCATTGGGCCTCGTGCCATCAAACCTTTAGTCGCTGCACCTGTACCGCGAACTTTGATACCTGAAGTTTTAATGCCAATATCGCCAGCAGCTTTGCTTATGTTACCAACGCTCATATTAACGGTGTCGGCTTTGCTCCTGTTTGCGCGGTTATCAGTTACAGGGCCACCCTTCATAGTGTGTGGCTTGGCATAAGTAGCGGCGTCACCAACTTCTTTACCCATCATTTTTTTGCTAAATTTAGCCATATTATTTCTCCTGATTTGCGGCGCGGGACAGGTTACGTCCTAAACGCATGCGGTCATCGGTTGTAGGGCCACCCTTTTTAAGCTTTGTAGGCTTCTTACCGGGGTGCATGTTTTTCTCGTGCTTGCCGATAGCAGACTTAATCATCTTCTTGTCTTGAGCTAAATCTTTCTTGTCCATATTAGACTCCTTTAAGTTACCGTTACTGTACCAACAAATGTCGTTGCCACCAAGTAGTTTGGCGTTAGACCCGCATCAAAATTACTAGCTCCGCCTACCGGTGCCCAGCCCCACTGAATATCCCGAGAACCACCAGTCAGACTGCCATTAGCGTTAACTCCTGCCGTAACGTAGGTCGTATCATTACGAGGATTACGCACAGCTTGCGGGTCATCAACTGGATACATACCTAATTGCAACTGCGGCTGATCGGGATCCCAGCACTCGGGGCAAACCAACAAGTCGTAATTCTTTGTCTTGATAATCTCTTTACGAAGCAATTTTAATTTGTACTGTTGGCCACAGCGATCGCACATGGCAATACTGTTCTTACCAGAAGCAAACCTATTACCCATTTACGTACCACCGCCAATAAACATCTGACGGGGCACAAACCGTAGCGAAGCGTGTTCTTGATCTTCACCTGCGGCTAACTGCCAAGCTTCGTCGTACTGGACTTTGAGGACTTCCAAACGCTGAGCGCCGTTCTCTACCTTAAGCGCAAGATAGTAGGCAAGTCCAGCAACCAAGCAGGGTAAGAAACGGAAAGGTACATCCATAGTCCGAGTGCCGCTGCCTGCGTCATCAATACGGCGCATGCGCCAATACACAAACTGATACGTTGCGCTGTTGTCGGGTGTCGGCCAAACAGTTACGGATGGCAAGTTTTGTGAATAAACAGAAACGCCTGTTAAATGTGCTGCGGCAGTCGTGCCGTTCTGCCCACGGAAGCAGTTATTAAGTACGTTGCCAGAGATGTAGCCGTATTGAATAGTCTCGTTTTCAATTAACAAGAACCCTGTAGCTGGAAGTCCCGCAGTAGAAGTCAACGTAATCGTAGTGGCCGTAGCTGTGATTCCACCATTTAATGTAGTCCCTATGGATGATGTTTGGCCATCCAAACGCTGAAACCACACCTGAATTGGGCGGGCTTGTTGCAGTTTGTTAGGAATTGTGGCATAGGTAGAAACACTAATACGCGTGATGGTCAAGTCAGCCTGCGTAGATGCATTACCTGCGCCTGTGCGAATAACATGCTCAAGTAGATCCACCGTATCTACGGGTAATGCATAGCTGTTTAGACCCGGAGTCAGGTTAATTGTCCCCTGCTCAAACGTCCACATGTTGATGCCACGGTTTGCCCAGTCAGCAAACAACAAATTCAGTGAACGACGGGCTGTACGTAAGTCGTAGCCCGTGCGAAGTTCGGAGCCCGCACGCTCAAATGCTTCCTCGACAATCTCGTTGAGGTCAAGATTAAACGCTGCGGTTCCTGAAGTGGTCATTTAAAGCTCTTAAGAGTTTTAGCCAAACGTGCGCGTTGGCCCATTTTACCGGGGGCTTTAGCAGCCTTATCTAATTTTTTAGCTGGGATTTTTTCTCCGGCTTTTACACCCAAAGATGCACGTAGTGCACCGGGTTTCTTAATTGCCTTTTGGATAAAGTTTTTTGTAGCGCCACCCTTTTTCATAGCTTCAACGCCACGACCTTTAAGGATATCTGCTTGGGTAACTTTACCGTCACCAGTAAGATCAGGAAATTTGCTTGCCATTATCTAAACCCCGCTGTTTTCTTTGCAATAGATTTTGGTTGTGCTACGAATTGCTTCCCGGCTTGTTTGCCAGCACGCTTTGCACGAGTTGTAGCAGCGTACTCAGCAGGGCTGAGACTTTTGATCGCAGCTTCTGGAAGGTATCTTTCACCCGTTTTACTAGAAGGTTTTCCACTTTTGGTTCTCCATTTTTGGTCACCCCAATCCTTCAAAGACTGTTGCGGTTTAGCCAACCCACCACCAGCCATTTTCTTACTTGCGCAATGTGCCTTTTCTGAGAAACCTTTTGGGGCGTTACAATTTACGGCTTTCTTGCGCTTGTCAGACCATTTAGTCACGGTAGCCACCACCTGCGGCTTTGTACTTCTTGGCAACTAGCTGAGCTTTACGTGCTGACCATTGCCCTGCACCCGTACCTTGTGTAGCTGCGGCTTTTACTTGAGACACAATCCTCTTGCGAAGACTAGGTTTTGTGTAATTACCAGCCGCATTCACTTTACCGCCTTCGGCGTATTGCGTAAAGTCAGTATCATCCCGGCGAGCCTTACGCTTGCCTTTGGGCATTTTACTGGGGGAGATAGCTCCCATCCCACGGCTGGCTATCATGATTACACCAACATTCCGCGTGTCTTGCCTTTGGTAGCAATACCGTCCGCACGTTTGGATGCAGAAGAAACCTTGCCACCTTTTTTGTACTCATATTCATCATTTTTGCCCTTCATGCCAAGGCCTTCTTTGTACATGCGAA